CGTTGTTAAATTACCCAAGATTTGTTCGGGAAGTTTCTGCACCTAAGAAAGTTAGTGCTGTTCGTTGGGGTCGCGTTGTTCCAAAGAGTGAGGTCAAGGTAATTGAGATTGAGTTACCGAAGCGTGGCGTGAATGTTTACGAGCAGTTATACACAGGTCATGGCGCTCCGAAGCGCCAACATGTTCGGCGTGGTCACTGGCGCGTTTACAAGGATACGTTTGGTCGTGTGAAGGAACGCAAGTGGATTAATCCTATGGTTTGCGGTGATCCTAAGTTGGGCGTGATTGATCATGAGTATGTTTTAAAGGTAAAAAGGGATAAGAGTAATGGATGATACAATGTGCATGCATTATGTTCGGGATAGGTTGAACGGCATTGTTACTGAGAGTGATATGTTGCGGTTTATTGATGAGATTGATCATGGATTGCGGGTAAACGAGGATTGGCGTCAGGCTAATCCTGCGACATTACCCGAACAAGTGTCTGTTGATCCTGATGATTTTGATGTGACTGCTGCGATTGACAGGATCAAGGTTGATTATGTTGAGCGTGCGTTGGCCCGATCTAAGAATGTGAGCGAGGCATCTAAGTTGCTTGGCCTGAAGAATTACCAGACGTTACAGAATTGGATGGAAAAGTTGGGTATTGATAATGCTTGAGTTTTTCACGGTTTTGATCATTGATTACAAGTTTCATGGCAATGCTATGGAGGCGCGGATTTGGTTTGAGAGTGAGCGTCATTGTCAGGAGGTAATGGACGAAGATATTGCGCAGCCTATTTATGATCGCTTGTATGATTTGTACGGCAATGACATCATGATGACATGTTATGTTACGAAGGAGGCATCGAATGAATTGGTTAGGCCGCGACTTAGGCCAGAGGGTTTGGGCAATGATGGATGATCGACTTTGGAACGTGGGTGCGGAGTGTAATCGTTTGCAGCGTGAGTGTGACGATGCGGAATGGAATGATGATCCGAGGCTTGCTTATTTAGCGCGAGAGTTGGAGTATTTTAAGGAGTTGGATAAAGCAGGCGTGGTTTATGAGCCTAAATTCTGATCCATTAACCCCAGAGCGTGTGGAGGAGATTATTAGTAATCTTCTTCAGCAGCTTCCTGAAAATGTTTCTTTGTCTGATTCTCGTAATTTAGTTTGCGAACTTTTGTTCGGTTTAGGTTTGCATCCGAATGATTTACCAATTTTTTTGATTATGGTTGTTGATGCTTACATGGGTGAGCGCAGAGTTGATTGGATTCGAAAAGGGTGATATAACCCGAATAAGTTTATTTTGGAGATGATTATGTCTTACGGAAATCCGGGGTATCGAATGGCAGCTTCTCCTTTTGCAAATTCAATTCGACAGCCGACATCAACATTTGATCCATCTCAGTTTGGTTTGGGTGGTTTGCTTGAGAAATTACAAGCAACGCAGAGGCAAGAAATGGTGGGATCATTGTCTCAAGGCACTCCCGATCCTGTGCCTATGCGACCTCAAGTTGTGACAGAAGGCCCGACAGCTTCTCGCCCTGCACAAGTTTTAGCTGAACCTGCTAATCCTTTTGAGGGTAACGAGCAGTATCAGGCGTTGATGGAATATCAGAAGTCTATGGCCCCGAGCCAAGAGCAGCAGGATCGTTTATCTGAGTTGCGCACTGCCTTTGAGGGTACGGGCGGCTACAAGGATTACCGAATTAATCAGATGGAACAGCAGATGCAGCGTATGCAGCAGATGCGTCAACCTCGTATGGGTATGGGCTTGGGTGGTATGAGTCCGATGGGTATGCAGCCGTATCAGGGATTTGGTAGGCCACAGTTGCCTATGCGTCAGCCGATGCCAGTTCCGCGTGGTGGTTACATGGGTCAACAGATGATGAACCAACCGCGTCAGTTCGGTGCGATGGGATACAATCAACCGCAACCTTATCAGCAGCAGCAATATGGCATGATGGGTGGTTATCAGCAGAACCCCTATCAGCAGATGCGACCGCAGCCACAGCAGTTTGGTGGATATGGCATGGGTCAGCAGATGGGTGGTTACGGGGGATATGGAGGAATGTCGAATCCTTATCAACCGCAGCAGATGGGATCATATAACCCGAACAATTCTATGGGTTACGGTCAGCAGCAAATGAATCAGTTCCAAGGATATGACATAATGCGTTAATCTCTAATGGTTAGCTTGCAAGTTTCGCACTTGCGCTCTGATTCGCTTACTCTTTTGAGAGGAATGCAGCACTTGATGCACTGATTTGCATCAAGTCTTTTTTGGAATTCGCCTGATTCTTGTAGCTCAATTAGATTCATAGCGCGGTAAATTGTATCTTGATTTAATTTGACTCAGTGATTGCATGGTTAGCCCCATGATGTCAGCCGCGTCTTTTAAAGACAATTCTTTTTTTAGAAGTTTGTTGAGCATTTTAGCGTCTTTTGTCAGTGCAAGTTTTGGTCTTCCACCTGTCTTGCCGTTTTGCTGTGCTTTTAATCGGTCATTTATTTGCTTCTGTGTTTTTTTATTATTGACCATTCCTGCGAGTTTAGGGTTTGTTTCTACATCTTTTTTTGTTTGTGCTTCCCAAGCCTGACGGTACAATTCTTGATACTTTTCCATTTCAGTCAGCAATTTTTCTCTCCAGTATATCGAACAAAGCCTGTAGCTCCTCTACATTTTGTTTGGTGGTTTGGTCGGATCGCGCCGTAGCATCATGCTTCATCCAATGCATACGGCGCTTGATCCTTTCGATTATCTGGACAGTTTCTACGTCCATTTTGCATCGCCTTTTAGAACCAAAACTGGCCCGACGATTTTTTGTCCACAGAGTTCAGATGCTTCTGTATTTACAGGTAAATTTTCAAGTAAACCTTCTTCATTTACTAAAACCTGTACGTTTGTGTCATCAGGAATGAGAACCATTTCTACAAACCCTCCGACAATTTCTTGCGCTTGTTCAAGCGTTGGTGGTGTGTTCTCTAACGTAGTAATCATTAATATCTCCTTTTACTAGAACTTGGTAGTATTACCACATACTCCCACATCAGTCAATAGTTGGTTCATTATTATGTAGTGTTCCACCCACAACACCGAGGAATTTCTTTGGCCCTGATCTGGTGATTTTGAACTGCCCGATGCGATTGGTGTTTTGCAGTTTTGTAACGTCTTTTTTAAATGTTTCTTCACTTAGGTTCATGAGTCGTAGGTTTGCCGCGGTCATATCGTCATCCGGTGCAATGCGAACCATTTCGTGCAGGCCATCTGTGTTGCCGCCTTTGGTGACTGGATGCCCTGACAATTCTCTTTCTTGAATGAACTGGAACACTAGCTCCAGTCTGTTGCGAACTGTTTGTGAGAATTTAACAGCGATTATATCTTGTGATCTATCTTCAAGCAAACCTGTGTTCGGGTTACGAATGAAGTGCCTGAAGTCTCTGTTGGCGGGTCCGTTTGACTTTACGACTGCGCCATCGAATACGCCGTTTCGCGTATATGGAATGTTTAAATCTTTGCAGCGTTGCTGTCCTACAGTTTCGCCAACAGGCCAAACGGCGAACGCCGCACGCACGCCATCAACGATAGCGGAGGTTCCGCGAATAGCGTTCCGCGCTTCTTCTGGTGTTTTGATCGGCTTATCGTCTTTGATCTTTGCCATGTGGTGGTTGACCATAACAGTTGCGCCCGTTTCGGTAGCCATCTGTGCGAGCATGCCCATGAAGGCAGCACCCGCGGCGGGATCGGCGTTTACATCCGCGTGAACAAACGATGCGAGAGGGTCGATTACGATTAGCTTGAGCCTTGTCATTGTTAGCATCTGTTCGTAAACGCGAGCAAACTCTGCGCCCATTTCGTATGAGTTGTCGATCTTTTGCATGACAGGAAACACGCCACCGAGGTTCGGTAGTGGCAGAATGCGCAGCTTATGGTCGTAATGCTCACGGTATTTTTGCGGGTCGAGCCGCGAAATACGTCTGTGCATTTCGTCTTTGTCATCTTCCGCAGTCAGAATGATTGCATCTCCATGTTCTGCTACGAGGCCACCGAACGAGTTTTGCATAGATGCGCCAGAGGCGACTTTCATAGCGAGGTCGAGGGTCATCATACCTTTGCCGCTGTCACCCGCAGCAGCGAATACGACAGGCACGCCTAGCGGTATTGTATCACCGATTAAAAACTTTTGTTCGGGTGCAGAGCCAACAAAGTATTTGTCGATCAGCAGGCTATCATCTAGCAGTGAGATTGGCTTTTTGACTTTGCTTTCGTGCGATTTGATGAATGCTTCTACGTTGAACTCTTGCTCAATGGCATCAGCAGCATCCCACTTTTCTTCTTGAGTTGATGGGATTTGCAGCATCAGAGTTGACTTTGCTCCAGCTTCTTTCGCTTGAGCTTCGACAATACCTGCTAGTCTTTTACCAGCAGCGTCATTATCGGGCCATAGGATTACGTTTTTGTTTCGTAATGGCGTGAAGTCGAACTTGGACGCGGTGTTTTCTGACAGCATACCAGAGCCACCGATGGTGCAAGTTGCAACGTATCCTAGCTGGCTAAGAGCATCTGCGCACTTTTCTCCTTCTACCCAGATAACTGTATCTGAGGTTAAAATGTTCGGGATATTGTAGAGAGGTCGAGGTTCTGGAATGCCCTGCCGCCCATTCATGAACTGACGGAACTGCTTTTTTGGCTTACCTGTGCTATCTAAGATTAGATCGCCTGTCTCGCTTTTGTCGAAATACTTTCTGACAGTTACAAGAACCTCACCGTTTTCATCCGTATATGTATATTCGTTTTCGAATGGCGTTCCCGGTCCAATAGTAGGTTTCACTGACTTTTGTTCGGGTTGTTGGAACCCGGCTGTTGTGTTTGTGACCTGAAAGTTTTGAGGATTGTTCGGCTTAATAATGTTTTCGGGTGCTGGCATAAACCGTTGTGGCAAATGATCCTGAAAGTATTCCGCTGTTTCTTCAATTGACCAACCCCTGCCTTCTTTTAGTATTTTGCTAATCCCACCGACACCATCGCCTGACTCAAAGTCTTTGCCGCTTAGGAACCACGGGCTATTTAAATCAATGTTGATACGCAGAGACTGTCCTCTTTCGCCCCTAAGTGATCCGAGCATGAAATCATTGCCGCGCCGAATGCCTTCGGGGTAAGTTTCGATCAGCGTACTAAGCTGAATATGCCGCGGCACTTCGCTTGAGATACGCTCTGCGACTTCTTTTGAACTATTGCCAAATCTTTTTATATTCATTATCTTGTCCTCATACCCAAACTATCCACTAGATATGGGGTCGCACTTCCACACGCGGCCCCATATCCTTTTACTCTTTCCAACATGTTTCCCTAAACTCGCACCACTTGCATAGGAAAAAATCTTTGCTTTGTGAGATACGAGGTAGAATGTCACCCGCTTTTGCAGCCGTCAAGATGTCCACAGCACGGTCACTCGCCTCCTGCGCGAGCTTGGCATCATATGGCACTAGCTCATAATAAACTTCAGAGGTGTTTTTGTTTACAACCGTAAACAGAGCGGGATGTCTGTTAAGGTCCATATACGTTTGATAGAGTGCAATTTGTGTGGCGTAAGTTGGATTTGCTTTTGCAACCCCTTGGCGAACAAAGCCTTGAAACTTTTTATCGTTTGCTGACTTACATTCCCACAGAGCGGGGTATTCCATAGCCACTGGGCCATCGCATACTACGCCATCTATATGACCGCGAATTTCGCCATCTGCGATAGAGAAACCGAACTGTTCACCGCCTTTGTCTTCTGTGCGCAAATCAAAGCCTGCGTCTCTGAGCCACTTAGCTGCATAGTCTTCAATCTCATGACCAAACTGAAAGATGCGCAATGTGCGTGCGCTAAATTCTTTGTCGGGATCGGTTGCATAATTAAGGTAGCGATACTGAATTTTGCGTCTGCATTCATCACCGATGCTTGATGCGCCAATGTATTTGCGGCGCTCGCGCTTTTTATTATTAGCAACGATAGCTTTGTCTACAGCATCCTTGATGCTCTCTGCTACGGCATCAACCCTAGAATGGGATTGAAGTAGAGGGCCAAGTGCCTGTTGACTTAAAGTAGGTTTCTTCGAGGTTTCCAATGTTTATCTCCGCTGCTAGACGTTGTGCTTCCTGTATTCCAAATATCAGTGTGTGAACTTGATCCTCTGTTAAGTCAGAGAAGCGCGTGTTCCAACCGAACTTGCCTAATATATGCGCCAATTCGTCGATTGGCTTTGGTGGTGGTGGTAATGTCAATGTATTGTATCTCCCTGCATCCCGAACAATTCTATGACTTCGTTGATTACCTCCGGGTCGGCATCTTTGTTTCTGAAGCCAATGTTTAAAACTTCTTGACCTTCTATTATAACAGAAGCGGTTCCGAACAAGACTTCTTTTTCGGCTTCTTCGATGTGATCTTTGATCACTTCGTTTGCTGCTGTTTGTACCTCAATCATGTTTGATGGATCATTTACCCAGCATACCATTTCATATTCGGAGGTTTCGACATTGTTATCGTCCTTTTCCGCAAACATGAGATACATTTCAAAACGAGGCATCATTATTCCTTACCCGCAAATTCTGCTCCCAAGCTGGAGTACGCGGCTTTATCAATCCACGAGTCTTCGTGGTTTACGGTGTTTAGGATACGCGAAGTTTTTAACCAGTCCATCATTAATGCCACATGTACCGCTTTGATTTCGCCATGCGTTTCTACTGCGCTGCGCAAAATAATGTTCCAGCCTTCTGCAATCCTGCAATGATTTTCGTATGCATCACCGTAGTCTTTGGCTCTTTGACCATTCACAAGTTGTTCGGCTTTACTGAGAATTTCTTCGCGTTTCATAATCTTTTCCTGTAATTTTCTTCCAATGTTTTTGGATCAAGCCATCAATTTCGCTTCTATGGAAATAATACCCAAGCATGCATGCGGCTTTGTATTTAGTAAGTGACAAATCAATACCGTTGTTTAATTGATATCCATTCTTGCGCAAATGATGCTTCTGCGTCTCTGTGGCTAGATCACTAAGCCAACGCTTGTTTTTGTTTGCCGCGCTACCATTTTCGATTTCACGCAAGAAGTCATCAGCCGCTGCCATTGCTTGGACCTTTTCACCAATAGCCACAACCTTTGCAGGCTTCGCAGGCTTTTGAGGCTTTACGATAGCAATCCAATAATCTTGGATTTTTCCTACAATCACAGAGCCTTGAAAACCTGTAGCCATAATCACATTGCCTTTGCCGTATGGATCAATCCACATGAACGGCGAGATTTGCAGCAAATCGTATTCTGTCATAACGAAAGAATCCAATTGGCTTTTTTCCTTCGATTGGAATACATGACCACAGATCGGGCATTCTCTAACCCTTGCATGCACTTCGGCTTCGCAGTCTGGGCAAACCTTTGTTGGTGCTTCGCCCTCTTGTGACTTTTCCCTGCCATCCAAGTCAGCCGCGTCATCAATGCTACCGTGCGTAATGACGCTGGTGCCAAAGTCCATGACGATGCAATTAGTCTTTAGGATGTCGGGATAAATCTCTGGATCAATGATGCGTAGCCCACGCCCAATCATTTGAACCATTGTGCCTTTCTGCGAGCATGGCCTTGTTAGGATCACGCATGACACTGGAGGCGCGTCAAAGCCTTCTGTGAGCACCGCTACGTTCACGACTACCTGCAAGTCACCAAACTCCAGATCGTGCAGCATTTGCGCTCTTACGGCCTTGTCAGTCTCTCCTGTGACGTAATCGGCTTTCACGCCATCTGCCACGAACGCATCACAAAGATGTTCGGCATGTTTAACTGTGGAGCAGAATACGACAGTTTTACGATCACCAGCTTTTTCTTTCCATTCCCGAACAATTCTGTCGTTAATGATTTGGTGATCCATGATTTCCGCGACTTCTTCCATGTCATATTCTTTGCCGCGCTTGGTAACATTCTCCAGTTGGCTATTGACGCCAAGATCAATGACGAATGTTTTGGGGCGAACGAGGAAGCCTTCGTTAATCAGGCTTGAGATTTCAATTTGGTGAGAGCAGTTGTTAAATACGCCGCGCAATCCTTTGCCATCACCGCGGTTTGGAGTGGCTGTAAAGCCTACGATTTCCGCATGCTCATTGTCTTCAAGTACAGCGTCGATCACCTTTCGATATGTGGGAGCCGCTGCATGGTGGCCTTCATCAATAACCACCATGTCGAATTTAGGACGATCACGAAGGTTACGTTCGCGGGAGATTGTT